TAATAGGAGGAAAGATTTATGAGAAACGACAGAGTATTATCAGCTAGTTACAATTTACAAAAAGGATGGTTAGAATTTGAAGTATTAGTATATTTAAAGAAAGGTGATTACAGAGCATATTCAACAACAATAAAACCACTTAAACAAGATTTGAATCAATTAACAGAAGACATAAGAGAACATATTGAAGATTGTGCTTACTTTGAAAATATCGTTACAGAAACTATGGACAAAATCAATATTATATTAACTGGAATATTTAATGAATTTGAAGTTTACAGTACAGCGGATATAAAAGAAAAGAAAATGGCACCATTCAACACTATTAAAGAATTTGATTTAGGAGAAGATGATAATGAATAGTAAGGATAAATTTATAGGATATATTGAAGATAAAGATACTTATATAATAGTAGCATACAAAGAACGTTTTGATGGCCTTGTAGTATTAGAGGCCGTTAAACCGATTCCTGAAAGCGGCGAAGCAGACTGTAAGGTAATTGCTAAAGTGTTTGTGTCAGAACACGAAGAGGCTGATGAATATTATTATATTGACTACACATTAGTGGTATCTCCAAATGAAGTCGGAGATGATGACCGTATGGAACATCTAAAAAATATAGTAACAAGTGTATTACATATCTTTGAAGATGATATTATTGATTTTTTGGAAGAGAATAAAAAGTAGATAATAGTTTAGGAGGGATAAAATGGGAAAAATAAATGAAAATAATATTTTATGTGTGTTTACTATGTCAGGAGTTGATAAAGATTCTGATATAATATTATGGCGTGATGATGATGGGGATGATAAAGACACAGCTGGTTACATTATAGTAACTGAGGCTATACCTACTGGTAGAAAAGATGAAACAGATGGCAAAGATATCTATGAAGCTAGTAGATTAGCTAGACTTAGAGTAGTGGAAAATGATGGAGAGTATAGTGTAGACTATAATTTAGCTATAGAGAGTGAACCTGACTCAGAAGAATACAAAGTATTAAACGCAAAAGTGATAGGTATATTGGATGCATGCCAAGCGGAATTGTTTAAAGACTACCTAGATAGATTAGAATAATTATTGAGAGCTCTTCGGAGCTCTTTATTTTTTAAGGAGGAGATTATGGACAACTTTATAACACCAAAACTAGATATAATAGCAAAAGCTAAAAACAAAGGTAGAAAGATATTATTAGCTCTTAATGAGTATAATAATGATATCGAAGTGTATTTGTTAAATCCAGTAAAGGATGAAGATGGTATTAAAGGGTACGAAGGAGGAGTTATAGCCACTATAGAAGTAATACCTTTTGAAAAAGAAAAGTTTAAAATAAGATATAAAGCTGAATTAGCTTTGAATGAGAAGATATCTGATGATAGTGCTCAGGAAAAGTTTAATATAGCGTATACTATGGTTAAAAAATATAAAAATGAATTAATAGAATATTATGTTAAAAATTTAGCACAATATAGAATATAATAGGAGGAAGAATAATATGGATATGTATAAAGGAACTAAAGAAAATATGGGTCGTAAGTATGATATGTTTGCTCACTTTGTAATAAAAGATGACGATGGTAAAGACGTTACTATTTACATAGGAGAAAAGTTTAATGATAAAGGAGTTTGTTATTTGATAGCGGATATAGAATCTAGATATATAATATTTGCATCTATACCTGACTATACTGATTATTACAAGATGGTTAAGTTTGAACCTGGAGCTAATGAAATACATAATAAATTTAATGATAAAGATATATTTGAATATATAGATACAGATGAAACTCTTAAGAGTGAGATATTTGATAATATAGAAATACTTGACTTTACTACTATCATCAATTCATCTCATTATTAATAATAATGCTATATAAATTAAAGAAAGAGAGGTAATATATGATTATAACACCAGTAAGAGGAGACCATTTTAAAATTATTATAATTGGTAATATATTCCCCAAAAGGAATGAGATTAATGCAAATATTAAATTTGAATACTGGGATGAAGAAAATAATGTTACGTTGACTGAGAATGTAATATACATGAGTAGTTCTATAAAGGAAAGAACAGATAAAGCTATAGAGAATATTAATACTGTAGTAGAGTCAAGTTCTCTTGTGGATGAAACTGGGAAAAATCCATCTACATTTATAAATGATACGTTGAATGAATTATATGATAAGGCTGTAAAGCTTAGAGACGATTTTATAGATGGCGAAGACTACACAGAGCATAGTATGATTACTATAACAGTTAATACAGAAAAACTTGAAGACAGGGGGTTATTAGATGAGCAGTAAAGATTATACACAATATACAGCAAAGGATATAGAACTTTTAGAGGGTCTTGATGGAATGAGAGAAAGACCATCTATGTATATAGGAAATAATGGAGCCGAAGGGCTCCATCAATGCTTAGTAGAGTCTCTTACAAATAGTATCGACGAAGCTATAGCAGGCTTTGGAGATACTATATACATCTCTATTATAGATAATGGAGATACGGATATTTTTTGTATAAGAGACCACGGAAGAGGTATACCAGTAGATATGCACCCTATCCATAATAGACCAGTACTAGAAATACTTTGTACAGATATGCATGCTGGAGGAAAGCTTACAGCAGAATCTAACTATAAAATATCTGGAGGAAACTATGGTATAGGACTTAAAGTATTAAATGCATTATCAGAGAGACTTCATATAGAATCTTGGAAAGATGGCTATCATTATGAGCAAGACTTTAGTAAAGGACATAAACTTAATGATATTAAGAAACTTGAAAAGACTAAAGAAACAGGAACATTGATGAGCTGGGAACCAGATAAAACTATATTTGAAGTTACTAAATTTAATAAAAGTAAAGTAAAAGCAGCTCTTAGAGATAATGCGTATTTAAATCCAGGAGTCAAATTTGTATTTAAATACTATAACGATAAAGAAGATATTTATTATAGTCAAGCTGGAATTGTAGATATGCTTAATGAAATGGTAGATAAGAAAGATACTATATTAAGTAAACCTATATATTTTGCAGAGAAAGAGGATAAACAGGAATTGGAAGTAGTTCTTACATATACCAATGGACATGAATTACTACGTTCATATGCTAATAAAGTGAAGATGGTAGATGATGGAACACATGTTACAGGCTTTAGGAGCGGTTTTACAAAGGCAGTAAACGTATATGCTAGGGAAGCTAAGCTATTAAAAGATAAAGACGAAAACATTACTGGAAACGAATTAAGAGATGGTTTAGTAGCTATAGTTTCAGTAATGATATCTGCTCCACAATATGAAAACCAAACTAAAACAAAGCTTGCAAATACTTCTTTAATAAATTGGGTAGGAAGCGTAGTATATAATAATATGCTGGAATATCTTAGAAAGTATCCAAGTCAAGCATCAGCTATAGTAAAGAAAGCATTGTCTTATAGAAAGCTTAGAGAAATTATAGCTAAAACTAAAGAAACTATGATGGGGACTAAAGAAGTTAAGAAGTTTGGAGCATTATCTGGAAAGCTTAGTAACTGTAGTAGTAAGAAACCAGAAGAATGCGAGCTATTTTTGTTAGAAGGTAGAAGACTTGCCTTCTTAAAATCTCTCTAACTGCGGGAAGTTACCGTTATAAAGAAATAACTACTACTTATAGATAGAAATATACTATAAAACTGTGACCGTAATAGTGGTAAACAGCATAGTGAAAACGTTATTTCAAGGTATGATCGACGCAACGAAGCTTCATAATTCACGTATAATAAATAAAATTAAAGGAGGTGATATAATATGATTCAAGATGCGTGGGCAAAATATAAGTTAAAGAAACTTAAGAAAGAATTAATAGGTAAAGTGTTTGACTTGAAAAACTTTGACGAACCCATGATGATTCATGATGTGAAACTTAAATTTGAATGTGGGATACTGGTACCGCTTGTAAAACTTAGATATTCTAATAAATATGAAACAGTTGAGGTATGGTATAGATACGGAGAAGTCAAAAGGGACCATGTTAGAAACATTTTGAAAATTAATAAATACGGAACCTATTTAGGATTATATGGAACGAGAGATGAATTTGACACATACATATATAGCCTATGGAAACATATACACGAACGTTGCAATACACATACTGTATATGAACATGCTTCAGTCTGTGAAGAATGGTTGTCTTTTGCTAATTTCTATAAATGGACTAAATCACCTGAGTCTAACTATTCACCAAAAGATAATCAACAGATAGATAAAGACATACTACAATGGGGATGCAAAGATAAGATTTATAGTCCATCAACGTGTGTGTTTATACCGACATACTTAAATAAGTATCTGTCTGGATTAAGTAAAAGAAATGGGCAAATGCGTGATAGAATCACTACGATAAAATTAAATAAGATGTCTATATTTATAACAGCTAAACAGGTAAACCATAAGAAGTATCTATTTGATTATTGTAGATACTATGTGTTTAATGCTCTTATTAAATATTATCTAGATAATAACAAAATACCACAATTAATATTTGATAAATTAAGTATTATAAATAGAGACATAAATAAAATATCGTCAATAGACAAATGTGAACAAGAACTTCCTAAAGAAGTTAAAGATAGAATGGATTTATTTATAAACACAGAATTAAATAATCTTAAAATACGTGAAAATGAAGTGTGTTCAGAGACTAGGGTGTTATAATCAGTATTAAAAAAAGTGGTTATAACATATGTAGGGCCGGAAGTGATTGCCGGTAAGGTTATAAACGCCAACCTAATTAAACCGAAACGGGAGAAGAAAAGATATAGTCCACACCGCTTACATATTGGGCCGATGTAAGCGTAGCGTATATGCTAAACAGAGGTAGCGTTCTGTTTGAATTGAAGTCGGCATTGGCTACAGTAAAGAGTGCCAGAGACCCAAAGACCCAAGCTATATTCACATTAAGAGGAAAAGTATTAAATACAGAGAATCTTAATATGGAAGAAATATTAAAGAACTTAGAGTTTAGAGAACTTATTCAATGTCTTGAAACAGGATTTGGAGAAGACTTTGATATAAGAAGACTTAGATATAAAAAGATAGTAATAGCTACGGATGCAGATTTCGATGGGTCATACATACGTCTAGGACTGCTTACATTCTTTGCAAGACATCTACCGGAGATAATAAAGCAAGGACATCTTTATTTTGCAGCAGCTCCTTTATTTAAAATTGTAACGAAAAATCAAACCATATATTGTAGAAATAAGAAAATATTAGATGAGACATTGCCTAAGATAAAAGGAGAATATATGATTAAACGTTTTAAAGGACTTGGAGAAATGGATGCCATAGATTTTAAGAATCATGTAATGAGTCCTAACTCTGGAGCGTTGATTCAAATAGTTCCTAAAGACTTTGAAAGACTTACTGAAATAATAGGAAAACTACAAGGTAAATCATCTGAACCTAGAAAGATATTTATTGAGAAAGGAGAGATATAATGACACTTAGTTATAAGTTATATTTGTGTACTATGTATGTATTATCATGTACTGTCATATTAATGTTACTTGCTATAATTATGAATTGGATGGATAGAAAGCGTGTAGCTGAAAAGAAGAATCCACGTATAAGATTATTATGGGCACGTAGATGGAAAAGACTAGATAGGATAGCTACACTCATTATAATATTATCTGTATTTTGGCCAGTAGTATACGGATTTAATGCCATAGTGACCAAGATGTGTAATAAAGTGATGGAGGTGATTATGGGTGAGTAAAAAGAATGAAAAGTACTTTGAAGATAAATTTGAAGAAGAGTACAGAGAGTTTGCAGAGAATTCTTTTAAAGCTGGATATATAGAAGCAGAAGAATTAGCTAAGATGGACTATCTTGAATACGCAGATGGAACTCTGAGAGATAGAGCGATACCTTGCGTATTTGACAACTGTAAACCTGTACAAAGAAGAATACTATATTCAATGTACGATTTAAAGATATTTAGTGATACATCTCCTAAGAAATGTGCAAGAATCATCGGAGATGTAATCGGTAGATTCCAGACATCAGGAGATTGCCTAGATGGAGATACTGTAATATGTTTGTTAAATGGTGATAGAAAAACTATTAAAGAAATGTATGAATCTGGAGTTAACGAAGTTGAGGTATTATCATTCAATCCAAATAGTAAGAAGATGGTGCCTGCAGTTGCAACTAATTTTAGAATAGGTCAATATGCTAATACCATATATGATATAAAGTTTTCTGGAGGAGGTAGCGTAAAGGCTACTAGTAATCATCAGTTCTTAACTACATCTGGATGGAAGTCTGCTGATACTATAGCTAAAAATGACATAATAATAAACTGTTCATTAAATACTGCTAATGAATATATAAGTGTGAGAGGTATCTATAATACAAAAGAACATTTGCATAAAGTTATATTAGAAACTCCTAACAGTACTGATTATGTAAGACATCATATAAACGAAGACAAACATGATAATCGTTTAGAAAATCTGTGTGTTTTGACTAGAGCAGAACATGCCAAACATCATAATGGAGAGATACAGTTAGAAGCTCTTCGTAAGGGTAAAGAGACTATGAGTAGTGGGAAATATGCAGAAATACTAAGTTACAAAACTTCTATGATGATGGATCAATTAAATAAACATAATGGATTGCTGTCTGCATTAAGGGTATTAAGATATCTAGACTTACATAAAATAGATATAAATGTTACTAATTATGCAATATATAGGTCATGTGTATACAATGGAGCTAAGTTAGATAAAATATTACTAGAATATAGCTGGGAAGAATTAGTAGATATATATCGTAATGGAGGAGTTAAACTAGAAATGGATAATATAAATAAAAAAGTCATTGAGTTTGCTAGAAAGCACGATATATCATTCTATAGTAAAGAAAATAGAAGAGCTCCTGATATAGATGATAGGGGTGATAGTTCTATCCAATGGATTACGTATAATGCTATAAAAAATCATATAATAAATTTAGCTGCAAATGGATACGAAATAAATTGGGATAATTTGATATCTAGACCAGCGTCATCATACAACTTTACACATAACGAAAAGCAGAGACACAAAGAAAATATGATTGCGGTTATGAAAGAACATCACACTATAGATAATTTATTAGAATTTCTAGGTAGAGTTGGATGCATTCAACTTGTTACAGATGTTAAAAAAGAAATAGTTGATAATAAACCTATGTATGATTTTACTGTAGATGGATACGAAAATATGTTTATAGAAGTAGCTTACGATGGTGTGTTTAGACAGATGGTAGTAGCTCACAATTCAGGTCCCTTTGGAGCATTGGTAACTATGGTGCGTTCATATGTTAATAATATTCCGTATATAATAGGACAAGGGGGATTTGGTACACAGGATGCTCCCTTTAATGCTGATATGAGATATGTTGAAGCTAAATTGGCACCGTATAGTGAGAAATATCTTCTTAGAGATTTGAAATACAATGCAGTAGAGTTTATTCCAAACTATGATGAAGAAGAAATGGAACCAAAGTTCTTACCAGCTGTATTACCAGATATACTTATAAATGGAAATATAGGAATAGCAACTCCATATATGTGTTGGATACCTCCTCACAATGTAACAGACGTTATTAAGCTTTGTATAAAGTTTATAAGGAACCCAAAGATGAGTATAACAGAAATGATGCATACGTTACAAGGTCCAGATTTCCCTACTGGAGGAGTTATATCACAAATGAGTTCAGTATACAGATTTTATCAAACTGGTAAGGGTGCTTGTACTATAACTGGTAAATGGCATAAAGAAGTTGATGATAGTAAGACTTATTTAGTTATAGATGAATTACCATATATGCGTACTCAAGAAACATTTATGGAGAACTTATCTGTGTTGAAAGCTGATAAAGATATTGGATATCTTATAGCTGGAGTAGAAGACTTATCTGCTAATGGGGAAATTAAAGTAAGAATCAGAGTATCTACTGGTACAAAATATGATGAACTTGTAGATATTCTTTTAAAGAAAACTTGTTTGCAATACAGTCAAGTTTTAAATATGATGGTATTACTAGATAATAAAGAGTACAGATTATTGAACTTAAAAGAAGTTATGGAATACTTTATATCTTTCAGAAGTAAATGCTTATATAATAAGTTTAAATATGAATTAGAAAATAACTTAAAAAGATATCATTTATTAGAGGGAGTTGTTATAATCAATAAAGATATGGATAAAGCAATTTCTATAATAAGGAAATCTAATGGTAAAGAAGATAGTATAGTAAAATTAATGAAAGCATTTCCTTTATCTAGAGAGCAAGCTGATTATATAGTAATGATGAGAGTATATAGACTATCTAATCTAGAAATCAATATAGTTAAAGATGAAATGAAAGGATTAAAAGAAAGAAGAACTTATTTAGAAAAGATAACAGCTTCTGATAAAAACAGATATCTTGATGCAGAGATGCTTATAGAATGGGAAGATATATTATCTAGTAAGGATATTAATAAGAAAAGAAGAACCACTATAGAGAAATAAGGAGGATAATTATGCTCACAAACACTAAGCTAAAAATAATAACATCTATGGTTGATGATGATATCATATCAGTTGATTTATCAGTGTTAGACCATACAGGAGAGTCTACTTTTTATAGAAATATTATAAACAAGATTAATAAGAATTCTGAATATACATGGCCTGAACCTAAGGTAGTTAATTACCATAATTTAGAAGAAATTACTAATGTTTTGAAAGATAGGGAATGTGTAGTAGATGGAAATATACTTGGTATAATGGCTGAGAATATTTTATCTGTAGTAGAGATGTGTGATGAACATAAAGTTAGTAAAATAATAATCGAACAGATTATTAAATTAAAAAAGATATAAAAGGAGAAGTGATGTAGTATGGGTAAATTAAAAGATGGTGTATTGAGAATATCGTATGATTTAAGTTTTATTAAGTCTACAAGAAAAGTAGAAGTTTATATAAATTTAAATTATAGGTCAGATGATGGCAATTCGTCTATTGATGATGAGTGTGAAATGAATGTTCTTAAATTAAACAAAGACACATTATTAGACAAGTCGTATTCATTAGGAGAAATGATATTATGTAGAGTAGAGGAAAAGATACTAGAATACGTAAAAGAGCATTTAAAAAGAGTGCTATCAAAAATAGATGCGGAAAGCAGTGTAGATTCATATAGTCTTAGATATGTAATAAGAGCTAAGGTATTATATGATGGTGATGAATGTATAATAACAGCAGGTGAATAAGGAGAATTTATGCAATTAGTAGTAATAGAAAAAAGAATAGTCGATTATGTAGTTAAGTTGCAAGAAACACAAATTGATTCTGATGAAGTATCTAGTATGTTAGTTTGTGAGTTTATATATAATCCTGAGACTGATAAAATCGAAGTATTAGATAGAAAGAAATCTGATGATATGTATGTGAGTGAAGGATTAGCTAGAAAAATCATTCTGCATCCTTTATTCTCAGAAGCTCTTAATAAGATAATATATGATAAGACTAACCAAATATTAGCTACAGGGTTCAATGTAGGTATGTTTGTTGAAGGTCTGTGTTTGGAAGATGCGTTAAATTTTTCACTAAGTCTAGATATAAAAAGAAAATAAGGAGAGGGGTATAAAATGGCAACTTACATAGTAGTAGGTGTTGTGTTTGGAATTTCGGCTTGGATGATTATTAGTGCGGTAATGAATAAATCTAAAATAAGTAAGACTGAGTTTATACTCACAACTGGAGCTGGTGTAGTCGCCAGCTCTCTTGTCATTTTATCTAGATTAATGTAAGGAGGAATTATTATGAAGAAACTGTTATTAGGATTGATGTTGTGTACATCTATGATGAGTATGGCTGAAACATATGTAAAAAGTTATGATTTATCTACATCTCTTAGTTGGGATAAGAAGATAAGAACAAATGAAGACATTATAAATAAGGCTATCAAAGAAGAATATGATAGATATAAGGCTAAAGCTATTAGTATTAGTATAGCTGGAAGATTTCAGGATACTGTATATATATTATTTGAAAAATAAAGGGGGGTTAATATGTATAATGTAAGTGAACTACTAGAAAAATTAAGACTTGAAACTGATAAAGAGGCTGTTCAAAATATGGCTATCGAATTAAATGACAGTGTCGCATGTCTTGAAGACTTAAAGAAAGTGTATAACTTTTTTGGATTTGATAGAAAAAACTTAGATAGAGATTATGAAATATATAAGAAATTGAATGATATATATAACTTCTCTAATGGATATCTATTAACAGAATATCAATTTAATCTAATTAGATATCTATACTATAGTGCATATTTTGGTTTAATAATTCCTGTCAAATTAGCTATAGAAAAGGTGTACGATGTGCATGAAAGTGAAGTAGTGGCTAGAATACCTAATTGGAGAGAAGAACTTGCAACATACGGATGTGACCACATATTTAAGTACATAGAAGAATATATAAATCATATAAATCAATTAGAAGCTATATATGGTGTAACACAACCTGAAAGAATGGAAAATATGAATAATATTATGAATCTGTATAAAGATAATGAATATGTAGATAGTTATGCTGAAATAGAGAAAGCTGTTGATATGACTATAGCTATGAGTGACAAGGTTGCTAACATTAAAGAAATTCAAGAAAAGATATTTAAAGTCTGTGGATACACAAAAGTAGCAGATGCTTATGACGCTACAGATATGTTTGAAAATTGTGATTTCTCAGATGAAGCTATAAATAAAGCTATAGATGCTTTAAAGGAACTTAAAGCGATGTCTGAAGAATATAATAAAACTAATAGTTTAGTATAAAATAAAGGAGGAAAATATGAAAGAATGGAATGTAGAAGTTTATAAGAATATTATCAAGAGTTTGGAATTATCTAAAGAATTTGATGATAGTGCTGCACACACATTAAATGAGTTTAAAGTAGCATTGCTTAAGGAACATACTGAAGCTAGTAAATATAATGAGCTTAATGCTTTGTATGAAATACTTGATGTGCAATCTAAATTAGCAGAGTACTTAATCAAAGGTATAGAGAAATTAGCTGAAATATATGATAATGATGTGTATGATAATATGCATCCTAAAACTAGACAAGATATACTTTGGTCTATGCATGAATTAAATTTATTGGCTAAAATACCATTACTGTATAAATTGATAGCAGTTGATAAAGCAGAAAAGTGTTTTAGTTTAGCTGATATCGTTCAGTATGCTATAGGTATAGAAATAGATGAAGATGTAGTTAAAGCAGTACTACAAGAATCTTATGATAAATATGGTGCTATAGATTATACAGAGATTCTATATGAGGATGTTATCCCTCCTGTAGTTATGAGTGTGTTAAAATTAGAAAGCAAACTAGATAATATTGAAGAACCTATCTTTGAACTTATTGGAGATTTAGGAAAAGAAATAGCTAATTACATTATAGACATATCTAATAGAAATACTGTAGAAGAATTACTCCATGTTGTAGAAATAGAGCATTCAGTATTAGAGTCTCACTTTTTAGAAGATAGCGTATTACCTGGTTCAACATATGATAACATTGTTGATAATCTAGAGGCTGCTATTAAGGAATTTAAGAAGAAAATTATAAAGTAAATAGTTATATATGTTTAAGTGTTTCAAATAAATTTCAGGAGGTAAGATTATGAATAATGAATTAAAGAACTATTTTGGAGATGATTACTTTGATGGAAAGAGTATGAGAACTTTAGATGGACAAGGGTCTTTATTACAGTATTATGCTAACTTGTATGCTGAAGATAAAGATAAAGATGTATTTATAGCTGGAATGATATTGACAGAAAGATATGTTAAAGAATTAATAAATGACATCAGATTTAAACAAGTTCATTGCGTAGAAGATATGTATAGTAATCTTGATATTGATGCTAGACTTATAGATGTTCGTAGAATGCTTGAATATCAAGGAGGACTTATTGGAAACATATATGATTTAGATATAGTAAAACCATTTATTGATTTTATATCAAGATGTGATGATATGTCTAGTGGAGATGCTTTAGAAAAAGGTGCTGTAATAGAAGCTCATATGGTGTTACTTGGTATTATGAAAGGGTTTTTAAATGCAGCATTATCACCTATGGATACTATGAGACTTACTCAACTATTCAATATGCATAATAAGGAGTATATAAATAACTTGCATGAATTACAAGTTTGTATACAAAATATCAATAGCGTAACTTTTAACGCACGTATGTCTATGCATAACGTTCTACATCAAAATAAAGCAAATGTAAATGTACTTACTAACATTTATAAATTCTATGAAGTGTTTATAAAGAAATATATAGCTAGTGCTTTAAAGAATATGCTTAACTTTGACCACTTTAAAACAGTTACTGCTACAATACCAGTCATCAGTAATAGAAGAGGTGCGTTATGGTCATACCCACGTACAATAAAAGGAGAAGACGTAACTACTGTCAAAGATGTATTATTAGGAGAAGGTATTATAGACGAAGACTTCAATCTATTGATACAACCTTATGATAAGAATGATATAAAAGAAATGAGAGCTATGTTAGACGGTGTAGCAGATTTAGTCAAGGAAAAAACATCTTTAGAAAATCAATATAAAGCTACAGCTAATGAAATAATTGGTAGTATGATAGATGAATTTGAAGATGAAGATGGTTGTGATGTAGACGAAAGAGATATTTCACGTATATGTTCTAGAGATTTAGATTGTGTTGATATAAATAATATCAAGAAAGCTAGAGATTTAATAAACGCTGCTATAGAAACATATGAGAAATATAAAGAACTTTTAAATAAATAGGAGGCAAAGATTATGATTGTGAATTTAGGTATGCATTATTTAAGTGAATTTAAGAGGACTAATGATATGCAGTTTTTAGTAGCTGCATATGGAATGTATCTTCAAATGGAAAATGTTACACCAGGAGCAGTAAATTCGATATACAGTAGGCCAGATATATATACGCCTAAATATTATGAATTTTTTGAGGGTGTAGAAAATGCTATTGAAGAATGGAACCCAGGGGCTGTATTTAAATTTAAAGACTTTATATTTATACACAACTTCTTTAAAGATATCGCAGAAGTATCTAATAAGTCTGATGATATGTATAGAGTATTTGATAATGAACTATATGACGAATTAGCAAATATTCTTATGTTTAATAAATTATGTCATATGCTAAATTATCTAATGTTATGTATAAAACATGATACTTATAAGATATGTGACTCTAACTATGCTTGGGGTAGATTTGTTGGAAGAACTATCGCAGAAGCGTATTGTGATGAAGAAGCAGATCCAGATAAATATGATAGATATGGGTTACTTCGTAGTATAAAAAACTATTATATATATGAAACCGAAGATGATACGATAAAGACTGTGTTAAACAGAATGTTATCTAAGTTTCTAGAAGCTTCCTCTAAGAATCATCCAGAATTATATAAAAAGCTATTAGAGTTACGTATGATTGAAACTATATACTCTGAAAAAGATGATAAGATTGATGGTGCAAAATATGAAACTAAATCATTTAGGAATGTATTGATAGATTTAGACATCATTGATAAGGATGGTAATGTTAAGATAGTAGTTCCAGAAGACGTGTTTGATACTCTTAAAGCATATATGGAAAATGATAAGCCAAATATAATTCAACTAATAGAAGTTAAAGACAAGTACAGACTGATAGAAGAAGAGTTTCCTGATGTACTATCTAACTGGTTGTATATTGACGGGTATGGTGATAATGCACTAAAATCAGCATATTTACATAATATTGGCTGGACATCTGCTAAGGAAGTTGATAAGATAGAAGCGGTGAAAGAAGTTCTAGATAAAATACTAGATGCTTGTAACTGTTATAATGATATATTGAATAATAGAGGGGGTAAATAATGGCAGCAAATGAAAAAGCAGTTGGATTAGATTTTTATATAGATACTTGGAACAGTAATAAAGATGATGTTGCAAAAGTCGGATTAATCGTAGCATTTAATGATATGATGAATACATTGTATGATTACAAAACTTCTAGACTGGAAGATGAAGTAGGAGCTCTAGAATTAGATATTCATAATTATATCAAATGTCTTAAAGAAGCATTTGACTTTGATATTAATATAGAATACATAGATACTGCTCTTAAGCTATTATCTACATTTAATAAATCTATAGGTAAATATAATATGTATGAGTATGGGTATCCTGATATTATAATACCAGTGAGAAACATACTTCATGCTAACTTAGAATACTTTGTCAGAATGCTGGGGCTTAAGATTCAAACAAGCTATGATTCATTAGCAGTTATTCCAGTAAAAACTAATACTGTGGCAGCTTCTGATATACTACTAGAAAGCTACAGAAACTTTACAAAATACACAAATCTAAATAAATTACATGATTTAGAAGATTGTGTAATAGATTTAGCTAAATGTACTGTAGCTGAAGTTACAAGAATCATAGGTGAAGATATAGATAAACTTATAGATGAAGTTACAAAATCATATATGAGTGCTGTTCCAGAACGTTATAAAGATACTTTAGAAACGTTCGCTGCTGATACTAAGTATCTAGATTATGACAAGGTGTTCGACCATTTAGAAGACGCTCTTACAGACTGGTTTGATAGTATAGATAAACACTTCACACAATGTAATAAATTTGGACGTACTATAAGATGTTTTAAAGAACGTCTTACAGATGCGTTTGAAGTTAGAGCTGAAGAATATGATTATAACTTATTATGGGATATGGAAATACCTGAATATCCTGATGAACAGTATCTTGATTATATAAAGGCTTTAAAGAAAGCATTGGATGAACACGTTGAAGTTACAGAAGAAATAGTTAAAGATATGAAATAGTTGGCTGAGTGGGAGATTTGTTTCTCCCACTTTTATATATTAAAAAAAAAACTTAGGAGGAATAATATGAAATTTAATTGGGTAGAAACAGAATTAACAGGAAAAGAGTTTGCTATAGCTGATATTACTAATAATGGTAATAAAGAAGGTCAAGTAATAGTTATAAGAAGTGCTAAAGAAGATAGCATTCAAGTAAACGTTAGGCATCACGTTTACTCTTATAATAAAGCAGTAGGACTTCCACATTTATTAGAACATTGTATATTTGGAACAGTGTGGAATGGTAAACCTATGTTTGAAGCTATGTCAGAACTTGCAAACATGGGAATAGACTTAAACGCTGGAACTAGTATTAAGGATATATGCGTACAAATGGACGTATCTAAATGTATGGATGAAAATAAGTATAAGAATGATGCTGTATATCAAAAGATGGCAGAATCATCTAGATATACTGACATATTTAATAACTTAGCACAAATATGCAAAAACTTATACGTAAATAAAATTAGTGAAGAATACTTCAATAAAGAAAAATCTATCGTAAGTAGCGAACTAGAACAAAGACACCCTGGAGATAAACAAAACATAAAGAAATTTACAGTTCCTTTATGTTTATACGGAGATAAAGTATCAGCTATAGGTTCTAGATGGAATATACTAAATATTCCGTATGAATTTATTAACTATGCTAGAACTAGAGTATTCTCTAAAGAGAATCTTAAAACTATAGAAATCATCATGCCTAATTTCGTTTCATTAGAAGATTTAGAATATTTATTCTTAAATCCACTATTCGACGCTTTAGAATCAAACAGTAAAGAAAGTAGAACTATGACTGTTTCTAAAGAAGTTAAAGAAATCGTTGATGAAAACATGATGATAAGATACGCTCCGTCTAGTAAATCTTTCCAAATGGAAAGTATTGGATTTAATAACCACTTCAAAAGAGGACAAGTATTCACACCTAAGTTTAAGAAAGCGTTTAATACTGTTCCAGTTAGAGGAGTTATTATAAACGTTCCTACGACTAAATACGATATCAACAGTATACTTAACGTAGATGATATAGCTTGTCAATTAGCTATCAACTTCATTAATAATGAATTAAATAGATTCTATAGAGAAAAGTATCCATATAGTTATGGAGTGAGTATGATGACTACAGCTTGGAGACATAAAAAGAATTATGGAGCTAGGTCTTTTATATTAGAACTTAACGACGGCGTAAGTCAAGAGGATTTCTTAAACTCTATAAAAGAATTTAACGACTACGTTACAGGTGACGCTGGTTCATATAATAAGAGATTAACTGAAGCAAGAAGAATACATATTGAGAATTTTAAGAAACAGTGGCATTCATATTGTATGAGTGAATTCGCTGGAATGAGAACTGACTTAATAGTTCAAATATTATTCGGTTCTTATGCTGATTCAGCTGAAGAAAAGATTGCTGTATTAAACAGTCTTAAAGCTGAAGATGGAATGTTATTCCCTAAAGTTATAACAGATTCATATAATGAAAGTAAAGTAACTTTAGTTCTTATAGATGAATATGTTAAAAAGATTATCGACGGATGGAAAATCAACATGTTATTCTCTGAAAATGTTATAGAGGATGAAGAACCAAAGAAAGAACCTAAGAAAGAATTCAAAAAGGAATTCAAGAAAGAGTTCAAAAAAGATTTTAAATCTGGAGATAAAAAACCTTATAAGAAAAATGATAAACCTTATAAGAAGAAATAACATCAATGCAGTGGGAGAAATCTCACTGCATTATTTTTTTACGTCATTGTGCGACAATTATAAAATGTAATTTTTTTTATAAAGGAGAGGATAGAAATGAATTGTGGAACACCGATTACAGTTAAGTCAATATACGAACTTTCGTATTATAAATATTTATCTGGCTTAACTAAACCGTACTATGACCCTAAATTTGTCACTAGTACTATTTTTAATTATGTGCAAACACACGTACATGACGCAAACACTTATTTAGATGAGGTTAAACATTGCATAACCTATGAGCAATTATTTGAAGAATTCTGTAAACATAACTTAGATTTATATGGACGTGAATATGAGGATAACGTTTTTTCTTATGTTAAAAAATACGGAAAGCTTCAAAAGATATTAAAACAAATACCAAATAAACATTACAGAAATCCATATAATTTAAGGCAATGGGTTACTCAATGTAAATATATATGTAAAAAAATAGATATAAAATATAGTGAAACTTTAGAGGCTGCATTATTGTGTTACTATATCAGTAGAAATAGTAAATGTGAAATAAGAGATGCATTAAAATTATTATACGATAATAATATAATAGACGAAGTTAATGAGAGTAGTGTAGTAGAGATTATAAGAGGATTAGATGATGATAACGTAGTTCAACTGTATCATAATATATTAGTATCTTCTATTATACTTCCTCCTGCTACAAATAGAATAGTATTAGACTCATTAAACTGTTATATACATCGTAGATATAAACTTAATAGTACGTATATACCATTCTTATACAAGTTATCATCATTTACTTTAGATAAAAATCAAGATAATCCAATATATAAGCAAGTATTTGCAGAAGAACTACAACAAGAAAAGAATATGATTAATAGAGAAAGAGATAATATGCTCTATAAATCTAGAAATAAATACGGACAAGTATGGCTTTCTGATAAATGTGTATGGAATATGCTTTCTATCAGATTTAATACTTCTGTTATAGATGATAAAAAGAAAGAGCTTGCTAATAGACTTAGAAATGCAAAGAAACTTGCAATGCATTCTGAATTAGGATATATTCCATTAATAGAATATTTAGTAATATTAGACTTCTTAAAATTAGATAAAGAAAGATTTGATGTTATATTCGCAGAGACAGTACTTACTGTATTATTTAAATATGGATTTAATATCAAAGAAGATGATGTTATGTATTATTTAAGAAAGCTTACTAAATTAGATAAACGCAGTAGAGACTTTAAAGACGACGTAATAGAAGTTATAAGATATAGTGTGTATAATGCTCCTCCTACAAGTATGGATGATATATTAGAATATGGAAATAATTTATTTGATTTAAAGGACATCGCAGCAACGTTTATAAATAAAACGAATCCTGTATTTGAATCAAATTTATATAAGACAGCATATACACAAGAATTAAATAGAGCACGTACACATGTGTGGAATGTGTTATTACATGAGAAAGGAGCTGAAGAACGTGTTAGTAGAAAGATTGCTGAGATCAACTCTAGGAAAAAGAATTAAGGAAGCTGGATTAGAAAAAGGATGGTATACTGTATTCATAAGAAGAAAACATCCATTAAATAGACTTAGAAGCCATATACTGTTAGCTATGCCTGTATGCGTAGTTAAAGTAGATAATTATATAAATGCTTATATAGATAATAAAGAAATGACATTACCTGGATGGGAAGAAGAAATTAACGGAGAAATTATACATCATAAAGGTGTAACTATGAAATGGGATAAATGGACTGATATGTTTATATCTATGAAAGCTATGGATAGAGTTATGAATAATAAGTTTTCTAAGAAAATGAGAATAATAGAATTAGGGGAAGACGAATATAGTTTTATGAGACTTAACAAGATACTTAGACATAATTTTGATAAGTTTGAACTATTATTTGAGGAATTAGATAGTAATACTGTTGAAATGCTGAATACTGATAAATGTAGTTTTAAAAGAATAGGATAGGGGATAAATATGATGAGATTTTTTAGATGGATACACAAATTATGGCTAGTAACTTTTAATAAGGCATTTAATTACTTCAATGTAATATACAACGTACCAGATAATATAAATATTCATGATAAAGAAACGATGATTAGCTTTGTAGATAAGGTTATATCAGAAATGAATGATTACACTGTACTTATAAAGCAAGTTCATCTAAATGGATCATCATTGAGTTATAATTACATAATAGACGGACAGGGAGACCATGGAATATTACATGAGATAAAAGCGTGTATGATATACAATGCAAGATTATTAAAGCTAACAAATTTAGATAATTTTAATAAATTGGACTTTGAATTTGTGATTGATAATGAAACTCATGTATTGACATTAGTTAAAGAAAAAGAAATATGGAGATTAAAGGGGGCTTAATATGATAAGTGTAATATATGGATATATCAGACGTATGATGAAACGTTTACATGATTTCTTATTTAGAACACACAAGAAATCTTATTATAGACTTGATTTCGATATTAAGTCTTATAGTAATCTAAGCGTGGCTAAATATATATGTATGGTATTAGATAGACGTATGAAATGTTTAGTAACTTATACTACTGTACAGGACTCTAAAAGTAAGTTTACTGGAGTAGTAAGATGTATAATAGACATAGACCAATTCAATATATTTGAATTTAAATACTGGATGAAGAAATATGCACCACGTATTGTAGTTGGAGATAATGAATTAGATGTGGACTTTAAGATTACGTGTATGTGTAATGAATATAACTTCCATAAGATGAGAATGAAGTTAAAAACACATATGGGTAGTTATGAAATGGTAGAATGTGACTTTGTAGATAATGATGGGGTTTAATGCCCCATCTTACATTTTATCACGTCTAGTACCAGACAACCTTTCTGTTTATAATATTAATAATAAGGAGGAACAAATATGGGATTATATGATGATTTGCTACGTGGATATCAATCTGAAAACATAGAAGTAGGATTAGAAGCTAGAAACATTCTTAAAGATAAGACATTCAAGCTTAATAAATCATCTTTTTATGTAGCAGAAAAGAGTATAAATGAAGCAGCTATAGTATTCTCATTCTTAGATAATTACGAAGATAGTCTTATGCTTTTTAAACAGCTTAAGAATAGAAAACATAATCTTATCGTAAGTAGAATGAAGTATTATTTTATGCCTAAGATTATAAAACAAAAGCTTCCATCTAAATCTGTAGTAGAGAACCTTAGTAGAAGTTTTAATCAAATAATGAAGATAAAGAATGATTATGGTATAATGCAACTTATATCTAATGCTAAAATGGTAGACGGTAAAAATAGTTATATGGTAGATATGAGTTGGGTTACAAATGCTATACGTAGAGTTACAGTAGATAAAAAGATGAGAGTTTCTAGAGCATTAAGAGATGGTATACTTGCGATGTATAAAGCTCAAATAGAAAGTTTTACACAATATAAGAATAAGATATTATATTTTAGAACTCCATTCTTATTAGGTACTCCAGTAAAACTTACAATAATGGAAAATGCTCTTATGACTTCTATTAGACCAGTGTTATTATTTATGAAATGGTTTCAAGATAGACCTGATGAATTTAAAGAATGGCTTAATGCTCATAATATAACTATGGTATTTGAGGGAAATAAGAATACATCTTTAGTATTGGCTGGAAATAATAACTATCTTAATATGAGTATGTTTAAACCAAAGACAGTACTTAGACAGCTTCATATATTAGATAGTCTTAATGGAAAATTAGATGCAGCTAAAGAACAAGAATTAGCAGATGATGTAGATTCTGAAGATATGGATGAAAACGTAAACTTGGCTACAGATGACGAAATGTATGATAGTGATAATCCGAATGAAGTTATAAAGTTAGATGAAGACTTAGCTGATGCTGATATAGCAGATATATTTGAAAATGGTTCAGATGATATTGCAGATGCAACTTTAGCTAAACCAAAGAAACTTATAATAGAAGAGAATAAAGACTTAGCAGATGATGTGGCTGATATAGAAATAATGGAGGCTTCTACTGCTGGTTCTAAAAGAGGATATAACAAAGATTATTTCAAGATATTAGAAGATAGTAATATGTCTCCTAAGGATAAAGCTGTAGAAATAGTAGAAGAACATAACTATACAAAGCTTAAAGAGAATGTAGAAACTAAAGAAATACAAAATATGCGTAAAGCTATTGTAAAGAAGTATGGAAAGAAACCAGCTGAAATGGTAGAAGTTATAAAGAAACATGAGATAAAAGACCAAGATATTGGAATAGTCACAAAGACACCTACATCATTTACAAAGATATCTACTAAAGATTTAGATACTCAATATAAAAAGCAATTATCTGAAGATGACTTTGAAAATATACTTGCAGCACCAGCTGGACTTACATATCCACTTATACTTAAAGGATATACTAAAAAAGATATAAGTGATAGAGAGTTTAAGGGATACGAACTTAAAGTACAGTATGAAACACATAATGGAGACCCACTAGAAATAGTATTGGATATACCAGAAACATTTAATAGTGCAGGTAATATATTTATGGGAGGTTCTGCTAAGCAAATAAAGCTTCAGAATGCTGCAAAGCCAGTAATCAAACAGGATGAAAATGTTATTATAACTACAGCTTATAATAAATGTATACTTTCTATTACTGGTAAATATATCAGTATGAGTGATAAGATACTTATATCTCATATTAATGCATACTACAGACTTACTGACCATACACCTATACTTAAAGTAAAGACTACAGATGACTTAGGATATTTCATATATGAAAACCAAATCAGCTTTAGACTTACACACTTTAATAGACATTTCGTAGGACTTATATCTCCTGATTACGATATAGACTTTAGAGGAAAAGGTAAAAAGAACGGACTTACTCTATTAGGAACATTCAAAGGAGAAGATGTATTACACGACCCAGATAAAGATACAGTTAAAGTAGGAAATAAAACGTATGATACGATAAGTTTTATTTGTAGTATATTGGAGAATGAAAATCCAGAAGCTTGGAAGAAGTCAGCTCCATCTACTGTAAGTACTGCTTCATTATATACGCCAGTGGCTACAATCATGGGAACTAATATTCCAGTAGTATTAGTATTATTAGTAGCTAAACCTCTTAGAGAGCTTTTAAACTTACTTAGAGACACTAATAAACTAGAATATAAAGTAGTACGTAATTCAGAAGAAGTGGATAAGTTTACGAATAATAATAAAGAATACGGTATAATTAAATTTGCTAACTTCACTATTATATTAAAATATAATAATGATTTGAATAACTTATTACTTAACTATCTTACTACATTAGACTTTACAGATAAAGATACATTTGATATTACAAACGTTATGGAAGAATTTGCTGGAAATAGTAATACCGCGATATACATAGAAAACTTCGTAGACTTATTTATAGACCCAATTACAAAGAGAGTATGCGAATTATATAATATACCATCTGATTTCGTAGGAATGTTTATATATGCTGTATCATTATTCACTACATATAAAACTACATATAAAGGAGATATCAGAAGTTATAGACTTATAACTCCATCTGAAATAATAAATAGATGCGTCTATGACGTTATATCTAAAGAGCTTTCTAATAATGCCGCAAGGGTCAAAAGAGGTTCTAGAGCAAAAGTTAATATAGCAAAAGATGCTGTTATACAACGTTTACAAAGTCTTCCTAATATAAATGAAGCAAATGGATTATCTGCATTCAGAGAAGTTATGGAAGGTTCTCAAGTGTCTCTTAAAGGACATAACGGAATCAACGAACCAAGAGCGTATACAAATAACGTAAGAATGTTTAATCAGAATAACTATGGAAGTGAAACTTGTGCTACAGCTTATAGTGGTAATGCGGGAATAGTAAAATATCTTCCTGTAAATCCTACTGTAACTAACTTAGCTGGAGATTATGAACATCACGATGGTCCGGAAGGATTAGATGCAGCTAACTTATCTGCTTTCTCAGATGCTTATGTACCATATACAAGATATAATCACTGTGCACGTAGATTAATGCAATCAGGTCAATTTAACCATATATTACCAGCTGTAGATAGCGACCCTATGCTTGTATCTTCATATGCAGATGAAGCTGCTATTAAGATGACTCCGAAACATTCTTATATAGCAAAAGGTAATGGTAAAATAAAAGAGATGAATAAAGACTTTATTATTATTGAGTATGATAATAAAGAAGTGGATGCTATTTCTCTTATAAATGTAGAACGTAATGCCGATAAAGGATACTATGTAAAGAATGACTTTGTACCTAATAAACAGGTTAAAGTTGGATATAAGTTTAAAGAGGGAGAAATACTTGCATACAGTAAAGATAGTTATAGAAGAAAGACTAATGGACATATCGGACTTGCTGCTGGAGCATTAATATGGGTATTAACTTGTGATGGAGAAGCAGTATGGGAAGATAGCTGTCTTCCATTTGAAAATCTTTCTAACAAGCTTGCTACTAGAGTTGTAAAGCGTATAGCACGTATTATGGACCTTAATACAGAAATAAGAGATTGGAAACATAAGATAGGAGAAGAAGTTAAACCTAACGACGTATTATTCAAATATAAAGTACTTACTGATGATGATACTATCAATGAACTATTCTCTAATATGGAAAGCTTGTCTCTTAAAGAAGTAGAGGCTCATTATAAAGGAACTATAGTAGATATAAGAGTATACTGGAGAGAATCTCAAAATATGAGCTTATCTAAATCTATGAAAGATTTTATACGTGATATTGATGATGCTCAACGTATAAGTAATAATATGGCTTCTGTAGACCAAGTCACAGACCAATTCACACGTAAGCTATTAGATAAAAGACCTCAAAAACTTACTAGAGCAAAGAATAGTAAGATTAATGGAGATACAATAGAAAACGGACAAATCTTAATAGAATATAGTATTGAGATAATAGATAAACTGGGCCCAGGAGATAAAATAGTAGTTGATAATGCTCTTAAAGGAGAACCTACTATGATACTTCCTAATGAGCTTAGACCAGTTGGAGTTCGTACAAAACGTCATTGTGACTTATGCTACAGTACGTATTCTATATTAAAGCGTATGACACCAGGTATGATACAACATGGAAAGCTTGTAGCTATTCTATTACACATTGCTAGAAAGAATAGAGAAATATTAGGCATACCGCCTGAACCAGGTTCTATACTTGATTACTACAGTAGTGAAGATATGATTAAGAAATACAATAAAAAATAAAAGGAGAATGATAATATGTTAAGCATGGAAGAATTATTAAAAATCAATGTTAAGACTGCAGAAGATAATGCAGAGATGGCTGGCTTCATCGAAGAATATATTGATATGGTAGGAACAGAGTCAGTGATGGACTTTGGAGGATATGGAGCATTTATTTCATTAGAACATGGAGTAGGTGTTGAATCAGCTATCGACGGAGGAAACTTTGGAAATAAATTTATGTATTACTTCAGTAAATTAGGAAATATATTTACTAGAAGACAGTCTGGATATAACCAAGTTATAACTCAAATGCAACAAATAAACACTGGTAAAATATCACAAGGAGCTTCTAATATAGCTCTTAATGTTGCTAATGCAACTGAATATGCTAGAATCACTCAAGCATTTAATCCTAAGGCTGGAGACTTAGATACTAGCAAATGGCAAACTCTGATGAATGAATTAGATGGAGCTATGACTGAAGCTAGAATGGACGTATTAAGAAATTTATGGGATGACTTTAAATATGATTTCTTATCTGGATTAGCAGCTGGAACTGTTATATTATTTCCACTTGCTATATACTTCTGGTTTAAATCATGGGTATCTTTCTTTAAATTCTGGGGTTCATTGTACGATGTAGTAAGTAATAAAGCTGAGAAAGGAGTTTTACTTGCTAAAGGTATGGAACTTAGTAGTAAGATAATTGTAGATATCGTAGCAAGTGTATACTTTAAAGTGTGTCCAGATAACCCAGCACAATTACCAAAAGAATTAACTATATCAGAAGTTAACAGAGCAGTGTATTCAGTAGTAGGAAAACTTAAAGAATTTAAACTTACTATGAAAAGAAAGTTTATGGTTGAATATGATGAAAAAGTAAAAGCCGCTCAAACTGTCTATAACGTGGCTATGAGCGTTTATAAAGAAAAGCTACATATGGTATCACCTAGCTCTATAAAAGCGATAGCAAGAGGTTCTAGTAGCCTTACAGATAAGTTATTCCAATCTATACAAGGATATAATGAACTTAAGGTTGCTGTAGAAGCTTATAAAGGTCTTATCGTAGCCGCTGAATTATACTTTGATATCAGCAATATGGTATTATTAGACCTATACAAAATGTAGGAGGATACTTATGAATACAAATGATATAGGAACAGAGGCTAATCTCCTTAAGTCTATATCATCTAAGAGTAAAAGAATTCAAAAGAATTTGGATAAAGTATCTGATATTGTAAAGAGAGATATTAAAACAGATAGAAATACATTTATAACTCCAGAGTACTTAAAACGTGCTCTGGATGCTGTCTGTGCTTTTACTCCAGAAGATAGCGATAGAGGAGTTATACATAAAGCGATAGACGTAGTCTTTACAGAAAACTTTATAGTTAAATATATAAATAAAGCGTATAGATATATATTTAATAAACCAGACGGATATCTAAAAGAAAATACAGATTTAAAATCTCACGCTAAATATATCAGTAAAGAAATAGGGAAAGAAGTAGATAACTTAGTAGAAGAAACTAAAAAGAAAGGTAAACTTGTAGCTGCTAATGAGCAAATTAAGATTATTAATTATCTTAGAAGCGACATATTACCTGCATTTGAAAAGCTTTATAAAAAGATATTATTCTTTAAAGAGAAAGAAGATGTAGAAACTACTCCTGAACTTGTTTCTGCTACTGTTAAAAAGCTTGAGAAAGTTAAAAGAAAGAATGTAAAAATGCTTAAGAATGCTAAAGTACAAGATAAGATATCTAAAGGTTCTGTCGGAGATTACGCAGATGCAAAAGACTGGCTTTCATCAGCCGCAAATGATTTTAAGATGTTAACACATTATGATAAGATATTTACAATTTGGGATAAGATTATAGACGAAATAGATAAATGGAGGTAAGATATGAACTTAGATATTAAGAAGTTAGAGCTTAAGCTTAAGAATATGGAGCCATCTATGGAATATTTCGGAGGTAGATTAGTCAGCGACCCTAACTTAGCATTTAAAGAAATAAAGAGTATGTTTGCTACAAGAGAAAGAAATGCGATGAACTACGTTGCAGATATGGATAAATATATAAATAAAGCGACTATTAAAAAAGGAGTTCAAGATTGTATAGCTAATAAAGAGCTTATAGAAAAGCTTGCTAATTTATTAGATATATTTCCAGAGTTTAATAGCAACACTGTTAAACTTAAAGAAACTGATATGGAGAAAATAATTAATACGTATAAGATAGACAGTGATTCTATGGCATCTAAAATAGGTCTTACTATATTACTTTCATTATGGTTTGTAATTCCTTTTATTGGATTTCCAGCATTAGTTCCACTTATAGCAATATGGTCTGATAAGAAAGAAGATATTAATATGGATGATTTAAATGAGGCTATTGAAATACTTATAGGATTATTAATAACTTCTTATAATAAAGCATTCAATAAAAATATCAGATACGATGGTAGAAATGATAATATACTTAAGACTATTAAGAATGATTTTAATAAACTTTTAGGAGATAAAGACTTGCTTAATATGTCAAAAGGTAAAACTCAATTCAAATTAGATACTTCAGAAAAACTTTTATATTTAAATGCTACTAGAAGCTCTATGAGCCTGTTTAAAGCGTTTGTAGGTAATAAGCCTAGCAAGAATATGGATATAGCTAGAAAACTTGCTAAATCGCTTAATACGGCTTCTATTGATGAATTAGGAGAAGCCTTTATGTATAGAGTTACATGGGTTATAGATGTAATCGGACTATTGGATAAACTACAGGATATAATGTATGACTGTATTATAAATTTATCTAAAGATGTATTTAAAATAATGGCGTAATTAAATGCAATCCCCTCTTTATCGGAGGGGAAAACATTTATTTACGTTTATCTTGGTGCATTAGTAAGCATATGGTTAATTCCATTCATTCTTCTAGAAAGAAGATTGGTTTCATCTTTAACTTTTTGCTGCTCGTTGCCAGCTGAGTCGATATTTGTCTTCAACGCTTCTTCTTGCTCTTTAATAGCTTTATATTGCTTTTCTTTTATTTCTCTTCTAATGTTGAGCATCTCTACCCATTCTATAGGCGAAAGGTCATCATAGAAAACTACAACTTGTCCCTCAAACTCTCTCAACACTGTTTCTTTAAGAGCGTTTAAATCTTTTCTTTCGGACGCAATCTGCTGGCCATAGAGAAAAAAAGTAATTGAGGATATAATATATTAAACTTATCCTTACTACAAATAGGGCAAGTTCCTTTTTCTGTTCTTTCTCTCATTACTTTTCTATCTTCAATAAATTTATTTCTACGTTCTTCACTAGCATCTGGATTATTAGTATCGAACTTTTGTAATGCTTCTTCATCTGTATAATATGTTTTATCGAAGTCTATATGTTCTTTAGCAAACTTAGAATCAAGTTCAATTACATTATCATTGATTCCATCTAAATCTTTTATACTATCTATTACTGATAAGCATTCTGTTATTATTTCAGTAGGAGCTGTTAAGATAGCACAGAATAATTCAAATAAATCATCGTGTTCAAACTTTTCAGGTTCTAGAGTACCATCTTTAGATTTAATAATAAACATATCTATCCAAGTACATAAGTTCATAATACCAGTATTATTATCTTCAATGATATCTAATTGGTCTGATAAATATGTTAATGCATTTTGTATAGGTCCGTAATCTGGGTCATCAGGATTTTCTCTATACATATCTAAGAAGTTCTTTGCATATTCTCTATAAGATATCCAGTCTGGACATTGTCCGATGATACTATCCACTACACTTAGATATGGAACTTCATCTTCCAATGTTTCTCTTTTATCTATAAAATTCTTAATTAAGAACTTATAATAGATATCTTCTACGTTCTTATCTCTGTTTTGTATCTTTCCTACTGTAGGTTTTGAGAATACCAACTTATATTCAAATAAATCATCACCGGCCTCTATCTTATGTAATTCTCCATATGAACCAGGCTTTCTATATGCTAATACTATATCAGCTGGTTTAGCATTAGTATATTTATTATATCCTTGTAAGAATCTGTCAAATGGATATGTTTTAGTAAATGTTTCTACTAAATCTAAGTTCACATCTTCTTTAAAGAATACTTTAGTTCCACAATTAGCACAGCTACATCTATCTATTTTAGCTACAGCATGTTCTTTATCATTGAACTCTGGACTGTTTATCAATGCAAACATCATAACTAATAATGAGAAATCTCTTGGACTTACATTGAATAAGAACTCTTGTCTATCTGGAACTGTAGGAAAATCAAAGTCTATATGTTCTGATACTACTCTCACAAGTTCATCTATTTCATATCTTTGAGTTAAGTCTGCTCCAAATCCAGCTTGTTCCAATAGCATAAACATATAGTTAATTTGCTGTCTATCTCTCATCTTATATATAAATACTTCATATCCGCTATCTGGTAAGTATATTTTACGTCCAGATTTATGTGCATCTCTATAAGCTTTTATTTTAGATAGTCTGTCTCCTCTAAATTCTTTTAGTAAAGATTCAGATGGGACTTTAGAAAGAGGTCTTATAATATTATCAAACTCTTCTACAGGCATAACTTCATGTTTAATATTAGCAATAGTTTTTCCATCATCATCTATAACTTCAACAGGAGAGAATTCTTCTACTGGCATAATATCCGCTTTAACATTCTCTACTTCTGTATTAATTTCTTTATATTCTGTTTCCACTTCTAGTTTAACTGGAGTTTCTACTATCTCTTCTTTCTTAGTATTATTTATGTTATTCCAAGTTTCTTCTGTACTCTTTTCTAATACTGGTTCTGAAACAGGAACTTCTTTTCTATCTAAAGAAGCTAACTCTGCTAAAAGTTGATTTCTTCTTACTTCAACCGGGTCTACTTCTGGTTCTTTTTTAACTTCAGGTTTTGGTTCTTCTTTAGGTAAATCTTTAGATACTTCTTCCATAAGTTTCTTTTCATAATCTTCATCTGGGAAATTATATCCAGTTAGATTATTCCAATCTTCAGTTTTAACTTCAGGAACAGGAGTTTCTAAGTTTAATTTAGGAGTATTATCTACTATCGTTACTCCAGCATCCTTATTTAAGGCCTTTAGAGCCTCTTCTGAGAGGTTTAGACCATTTAGATTATAATTTGCATTACTATCTGGTTCTAACGAAGAATTTGGCTGTTTAGGAGCTTTTAAATCGACTTCAGCTGGTATCTCCATATCTGGATTAGCTTCTTTCATAGCTTCTATCTTTTTCTTCATAAGATATTCTACTTCTTCCATATCTCCCTCAGCTGTAGCTAATTCTATTTCTCTATCTAAAGAACTCATACCAGCTTGCTTAGTTTTAGCTGGAACATTATATATTTCTCCATTTTCACCATATCCCATAACATAATCTGGGTCAAATTGTGTTATGTAGTTAGATAAGCTTCTGTGACACGCAGTGTAGTCATCATCTTTATTTCCAGATAAAGTGAAATCAATATCTTTAAGTTCTCTTAATATTATCTCTTCTTTAACTGGACTACTTCTGATTTCATTTACTAGATTCAATAAGAGATGATTCATTCTTCTCACGTCTAGTTCCTTTTCATCAATCATAGCTCTGATACCAGATATTATAGTCTGATACGTAACTTGTGGAGCTTGAACTCCGTTTGTTGTAAAATCATTCATTTTACATTCCTCCTTATTATATTAAATCATCTAAACTTGTAACTTTACTTGGTTTTGATACTTGATTATCTTTTTCTAAAGTCTTAACGTCTCTGAAAGTATTCTTTGCTTCATTAGGCTTAACTTTAACAAAATCCCATTTCTTATCGTTATTCTTAACTATTGCCATAGATAATGCAGTTTTATTAAGCTCTTGTATCTTTTCTCCGTCACTAAGAGTATACTCTGGATTTATACCTGTAAGTAAATCTTTTCCTTGTATTCTGTTTATAGTTTGTATTTCATTAAGTTGATTGAAGTTATTAAACTCTTGCCATACTTCTTCATATCCACTATGTTTTACAGTAGTATTTCCATGAGAACGTGTAATGTCTTGTGAATCTACACTGTCAATAACTTTTATTATATCTGAAACATAGATTGGCTTAGACTTATCATCATTTTGTACATCCACTAATAAATGAGCATGTTTTTTAATAATAGGTTCCATACTGTCAACTTTATATAAATCAGCTACTCCTCCATAAAGTGTAGGTATTTTTTCACTACCAGATAAACTTACTTCTGTATCCATTCTATGTTTTTGGTCATTAACTATAGCTTTAAAGAAGATATCAAAACTTTCAGGAGTTACTCTTGCTGTATTACATATCTGTTCTTTAAGCTTTTCAAACTTATATTTCATTTCTATACTTCTATCAGTAAGAGTATCGTGTATAGAAGCAAACTTATTATTTGCATTATTAAGACTTCTTATTTCTGGGTCTGTTCTTATTATTTCATCAGACATATTATCACAATATTCTAATTCTTCTCCAGATAAGAATGTATTTAAACTACCATCTGGATTGTATTTATTACGTTTCTTAATATATTGGTCATAAGTATTCTCTTTAATACGTTCTACTAACTCTTTATATTTTTCTTCACCTTGTTTTACTATATCAGCACTAGTATGCTGTTTAGTAATAGTTTTATAAACATCTGATAAGCTTAAGTCTAAAACTGAATAAGATTGCTTTATAACGTTATATTTACTTATTTCTTTTAAATCATTATAATTACTATTAAGACATTGTGCTCTGCACCATTCTGATACTTCAGCTGATCTTCCTCTCATAACTTCATCTGCTTTATATAATAATTCTTCTACATCTATTTCATTAGTATTCTTATATTTAGATAAAGTATAATATAATTGAAATGCTATATTAAGTCTATCTATATTAGATTTATCTTCATTTCTTTTTATTCTTGAAATAAATTCTATTTGTAATTTCTTTATATCTTCCATATTCTTTACTCTCCTTATTTAAGTGTTATATT